TCAATATCACCAGATATATCTAGCGAGGCTGCGGTAAGCGCTCCGGTAAGCGTGACGTTCCGGAAGCTGGACGCATCTTTATTAGCATCCACCGTTACAACTTTGCTGGCGACTACAGTACCTACAGCAGCACCAGTGTCAGAGTAATTAAGCTCAGTCGCGGTAGCCGTTACACCGTCAAGGATATTTAGTTCAGCGGTTGTGCTGGTTACACCGTCAAGGATATTCAACTCAGCAGTTGTGCTGGTTACACCGTCAAGGATGTTCAACTCTGCGGCTGTCGAACTAACCGCCGTACTCCCAAGTACTAACTGCCCGTCAGGAATAACAATACGTGCCGCTCCTGCGAGGATGAGGTCGTCAACATCTTCATCCCAAAGCATGTAAGCACTAGCTGTAGCACCGAAGAATTTAACGTCATAGCCGGTGTCGTCTGCGCCTACTGTCACTGTGTTGTCAATTTGGACAGCGCCATCAATGTCTACGGCGTCAAGGTTGGTCGTACCGTCTATGTCAATATCACCAGATATATCTAATGAAGCCCCGGTCAATACCCCCGCTACGGTAAGCGTAGATGCCATATCTACGGCACCGTCTATATCGACAACATCTAGGTTGGTCGTACCGTCTACATCGATATTCCCAGAAATATCTAACGATGCCGCTACAACTTCCCCAGCAAACGTAGCCTGAGTCGTTCCAGTTGCGATAGACATAACTGTCGCATCGGCGTCGTTCTTGATCGTGACATCAGTGCTACTACCTTGACCGGTAATAATGATGCCTTCCGCGCTGGTGTAGCCGATTGCAGCGTCGTCCCCGGCAGCGGTATCCCCGGTAGCCTGTAGCGTGCCTGCAGTAATAATGTCCCCGACAACTGTTACATTCGTTGTCCCTGTAGGTATCTCAAGAACATCGGCATCAGCGTCGTTCTTGATCGTCACATCATTTGTACTACCTTGACCCGTAAGGATCAGACCTTCTGCGCTGGTGTAGCCGATAGCTGCATCATCCCCGGCAGCGGTATCGCCGGTAGCCTGTAGAGTACCTGCAGCGATGATGTCTCCTGTAACCGTTACATTTGTCGTCCCGGTTGGGATCTCAAGAACATCAGCGTCAGCATCGTTCTTGATCGTGACATCGTTTGTACTTCCCTGCCCCGTAAGGATCAAACCTTCCGCGCTGGTGTAACCCATTGCAGCGTTGTCACCAGCCGCAGTATCCCCAGTCGCCTCAACGGTTAGGCCAGTAATAACTCCAGTAGCAGTGACGGCCCCACTAACATCTAAAGCCGTAAGGTTGGTAACTGCTTCATTTACGTTAGTACCGTCACAGAAAACAATAGAAGATTTTCCGTTGGGTATGGCGATACCAGTACCACTAGCTGTCTTAACAGTAACCTGTTGCCCAGAACCGTTCTTACAAACGTATACCTTGGAGGCAGCGGGGCAGATAACAGTCGCAGCGCCAGACAGATCCGTAGATGTATCCGTAAATTCAAGGATAGCCGCTCTTGCTTCAGCCGTAGTACCGTCTGCGGTAGTCAAGGTATGCGAGTTACCGGACCACGAGTTAATAACCGAACGTCCTGCAACGGCCTCTTCGACCATAGACGTTATATTGTTATTAACAACGTCGCCCCATGTCCCACTTAATTCACCTTGAACCGGAAGCGCGAGTTTAAGTATCGATGTGTATTGTGTAGCCATAGGGTACCTTTATGCCGCTACTTGCCATGTAACAGTTTGTGAATCAGACACCGAACTCCACTCAGGGCTTTGGGAGCTACTTACTGTGCTCCAGCTAGGCGTCTGGCTGTCAGAAACAACTGACCATGTGATGGACTGGGAATCATCAATAGTTCCCCAGCTTGGGGTTTGGCTATCTGAGACAGCCGCCCACGTTACAGACTGAGAATCATCAATAGTTCCCCAGCTTGGGGTTTGGCTATCTGAGACAGCCGCCCACGTTACAGACTGGGAATCATCAATAGTTCCCCAACTGGGGGTCTGACTATCTGAGACAGCCGCCCACGTTACAGACTGGGAATCATCAATAGTTCCCCAGCTTGGGGTCTGACTATCTGAAACACTACCCCATATATTAACAAGGACAGTCCCCAGACCAGAAGTAGCAGCCAGACCTGAAACATCGATAGTAAGACGGTCAGAACCCCACGCAGTCTGCCCCCACGAACCAGACCCCCACGAGGCGGTATATGTTGTAGAGGAACTAGCCATTGTCAGGCTAACCTGATTATTGCGTTACTAGCGTCTGCCACAGGGAACTTAATTTCAAAAGCTCCCCCAGTGGTGCTTTTATCTGCCCCGAAATCTAAAACAGCTATCGCCGGGTTCCCAGTAGTAGATCTATAGATCAAGGCCCCCCTAGCTGTGATAGTAGCGGAGTTCCATATGGTGTCTGCAAAATCCAAATAAGCAGTAGTACCGGAAGTAGTAGGAGCAACAACTGTTAGCGTGTTGCCCCCCGCTGTATATCCGGTACCAGAAACTTCATTAGTCGTTGCGTACGCCGTAGTAGACGCACTGAGATCCGCACTGGAAGTGTACAGGGCTATCTTAAAAGTCTGAGAAGAGTCGGCGCTGAAGTCCACCTCCCCATCAAACAGAGCCTTCTTAAACGAAGTACATAAGGTCTGTGTTATTGCCATACATAACTTCCTACAAGCTCGCTACTCTGAATTGCCCAGATCTATAAGTATCCTCACGGAGTCTACCGTCCCCAAGATTACGCAGCAGTTCAATAGACTGCACGTAGAGCTTTTCATACAACGCAATAACGTCCGGTTCACCTTTCATAAACCGTATAGCCTGTATTAACGCCCCGTTCAGGAGCGCCGAATCAAACTCGTTGCCTAGCCAAGTACTACCTGCACTGACTATAGAAGTCGGGTAATACCCATAATGAAGTTCTACTGTGTAACCGCTATTGGGAGTGGGGCCTACAATGAACGTAGTATCGTCAAAGTACGCATAGTGCTTGGGTTGCCCTGTGGAAGCGGGGGTGGGATACGCATCGCGAATAAAGTTAACGTCCTTATTCAGAAGATAACTGTAGGCCCCACTGCTGTTAAGTACTGCTAGGCTATAGCTGTACAAAAAGTCCGAAGGTACGGATAGATACTTATTACCTGAGGTTAACGTTCCCGTTACATTTTTACGTAACGCAGGGATCTGAACAGAATTATAAATAAGCTGCTCAGCCTGTTTGACGAACATAGCCAATTGGTCAGCCGTAAAGGATGACTCACATACATCTTCGATGTTCGTTGTAAGCTCAGTGTAATTCATAACTAGCCCATAGGACCGCGTGCCATAGTGCCTTTAGTAGCCGCTCCGGTACCCCGTATTTTAATCCCAGAGGTTTTAACACCCTTCCCGGCTTTTTTCGTCTTACCTTTCGACTTCTTCATAACCACCTCCTAGGTAGTTACCACTGTTACTGTTCCTACAGCCCCGGAGGCTACTAGGTTATTCGGTACAAGCCCAAATGGGTCCCGTCCACCTCCCACAGGAGCCCAACCCCACTGTATATCCCGACTCGGCTCTAACTCCGCACTATCCGGGCGGGGGTCTCGTAACGCCTGTGGATCATCTACCGGGAACTCCCCCAGACGTAACTGAGGATGGTCCTTGTTCCAACATTCAGGACAGGCTTTAACGTTAGTGTCCCTACCCTTCTCTACAAGTGATTTTAACTTGTGGAGTCTATACTGGAACCCGCAAACGTCACATATGCCTAGGGCCTTTTTGCCTGATGCAAAACGTGCAGCCACTTCAGATCCTAGTCGCCCGTGGTACAAATCTAGCAGGGGTTTTTTCTCGGTCCTCTGCAGCAGCTAACGAAAACTGTTCGTCATAGACCTGTTTAAGAAAAGGAAGTCTTTCCGCGAGTTCAGGGTCCTTCATCGCAATATTGTACGCAAGCCCTGCTACCAGACAGGGGATAAACCGGAAGTTCATATCTGCGGTTTCAACACCATCACCTGCGTCTTGGATACGGCGCATACGCCAGTACCGAAATTTGTAATCCCCGCTATCGGGCACAGGCCAGACATTTATCTTAGGGTTATCCCGAAGCCGCTCTATCCATACCTGAATAGGACGCCCCTTGGATAATTTGTTCGGGATAGACGCATAGGTGCTGACACTGATACGAGGGATTGTAAGGTCAGATTGTGTAGATACATTACCGTCTCCGGTACGTATAACCTGCTCCAGCAAATCAATAGTATCCGCAGGGAGGTCGTACTCAGACGTACCCTCCACAAGATCTATAGACCCCTCGTCAATCGTCCACAGGTTTATCCCACGGTTCTGCCACTCAATCGTAAGCAGATTCATGGACCGGCGAGCCGTCCTAAGGTCATACCCAGACCGCATCTCACGGCCTGCGCGTTCCCAAGCCTCTTCCGCGATCTCAGTAAAATCTAAACTGAATGCTGTCGTACCGGATGTAGCCATTAGATATACAACGTCTTTTTACGTCGCCCTGCTTTTACTGCTCCACACCCACGGGCTATAGAGCGTTTACCTTTGATTAAGCCTCCGCTACGCAACTTTACTGTCGCAGCGGGGGTATTCTTAACCACTGTCTTACCTTTCCCTCCCTCCTGCTTTTTCTTTTTAGCAGTAGCGGATAACTGTGTCTTCGACAAACTTTTGGCCTTACTCCTAGGCAAACAGCGGTCAGGGTTTTTCGTATCCTTGGAAGTACCGCACGGGCCTTTAATCTTCCCATCAGTACCGATACGGACCCAATCCTGTTCCCGCCATTTACGTAACTGGCCCACTAGCGTGCCTTCTTACTTTTGCCATACTTAGGGTCTTTGCAGTATTTCGACGCTGCCATGTTGGCGTACGCTGACGGATACGTGTCAAAGGTTCGCTTAGCCCAAGCCTTACCCTTGGCACATATCTTACCGCCGCTTTTGTAGTATCTACGCATCAACGCATCTTAGCGGGACGAACGCCTTTTCGGGCTATCCCTGCACCACGAACTTTGCCCCCGGCCTTATAGCCTTTGGTCTTCATCTTCCCACCGGCCTTATAGCCTTTGGTCTTCATCTTCCCACCGGCCATATAGCCTTTGGTCTTCATCATGCCGCCACCGCGCATTTTCTTCGCAGGCCCAAAATCAGCCTTTGTGGGACGCCTGCCGAGTTCATCGTACTTATTTAAGTACGCCGTCAGCCCCACCCCGGTCGCCGCTAACTGCTCTCTCGTAACGTTGGCCTTTCCATCTTCAGAACCTTTCTTACCTACGTTACGATCCGCCATACCGGTGCCCTTACCGGTAACACGCGGTTTCTTTTTAGGCAAGGATGGCGGTGTTTCGGGTTTTGCAATCATAGATTTCTTGGATTGCAAATCCTGCATAGCAGCCTGTCTTTTGGCACCTGCCGCTCTTGACTGCGCGGGGGTTTTACCTCTTAGGGTCTCGGTTCGCGGACTAACATCCTCGCGTTGTGCCCTAGGGACGGGCTTAGGCTTAGACTTAGGCTTTGCTGGAGGAACCTCTGGACCTTTGAAAGCTAATCTAGCCCCTTGAGAGGGAGGTGTCGATGTTCTTGCAGGTGCTTTTGGAGCAGGAGGTTTCGGCTTTGCTGGGGGAACCTCTGGACCTTTGAAAGCTAATCTAGCCCCTTGAGAAGGGGGTTTCGATGCAGAAGCCGCTTTACGTTTGGCTCTGGCCTCTCTGCGCCTTTTAAGTACAGAAGCAGGTAGTTTAGGCATGACTAAGAGTCCTCATCGTTATACAGGTTGTCAAACACCTGATTAATATCTAACGTATAGTCCAGATCGGACTTACTGTAATGGATATGTTGGGACGGCTTGAAATCCGGTGCACCTTCCCCGGTTTCAAACCATGCAGGATGAGTCACTCTCACCCGATTATTCGGCAGGGCAACTATGTTGCCCGTCCACTCCCCTGCGTCTAGCAACTCAAGTACATGCGACTGCTTATGTTGTGCAGGGTCGTCCGCTATCTCGTTCTCTGTGTAATCCACAGTAAAGTAATACTTAGCGGGGTACATCTCACCGTCTATTTTGGCGAGCCAAGGTGTGGGGGTAGCACGGTCCAAGGTATACACACTATGCGTCCGCGAGGAACAATCCCACGGCTGAGCCGCCCAAACAGGCATAGGTTCGGGCCAATCCTCTAACGGGGTGTCCCCAACTAACGCTGTAATAGGCATTCTGGCCCACATAGCTCCACCGTGTACATTAACCTCGTCCTCATCGTAAGACTCAGCTCCAGTAAAAATGAGCTGAAAACTTAAACACCTACAAGGTATCGTTGTCACCGCAATAGCCATAGCGTGTATAAATTCGCCATGATATTTCAGGTGATTATGTGTGTACTCCTTCCTTACCCAACACTTGAAATAAGGTATGTTGCTCTGTAGGTAAGCCACCCGTCTCCTAGCACTTCCAGCGCCGTCTGGCCTGCCGTATCCTAGAATTAGGATCTTTAGCGGCTTTAGGGAACTTCTTCATCTGCCCTGCAGATCTGGCACAAAACGACTTACGTCTCTTGGCGTCCTTACTCCCCTTCTTAACTTTACCCGTTACTGCTGTCTGTAACTTACTACCGGGATTCTTACGCCTATACGCAGCTACTCCCGCTTTGGTCATACCAGCACCAGCCTTCGTGGGCCTAAAGTTACGCTTATTGCGCTTAGGCATACCCCCACCAGAAAAGGTGGGGCACGCAGGTTTTTTGTAGTAATTACGCATAGAACAGGGTTAGGGACGACAACGTTGTCTGTCCGTACAGGACATACCCCCCACTAGCAAACACGATCCCGTCATCCGGAACATCCGGATACTGAGTGGTATTCGCGGAAGCGACAGTATTGAACTGCATACGAACAGTGCCTGTTGCAGAAGTCTCTCTGAACGTAATAGTCCCTGCTGTAGCAGTATTTACTGCGTACAAACCTCTGAGACGCAAACGCCCACGGAATATAGGCCCAGCGATATTCGCACCGGACCCTACCTCTACAGCCCCTGCCGTAGCCGCACTAGAAGCAACCTGAGTTATGGTTGCGAAATAGCCCGTACTAGTGACCGTTGTGGCATTAGGGCCAGTAATTACTTCAGAAGCCGCCGTTCCGGTTTCATCTGTGCCGGTTACAGTAAAAGTCTTACCAGACTCATCACTACCACCGTACACCGTGACCTGCCTAGGCTGGTCAAATGTCACCGATCCACCGCTGGCTAATGCACCATTGATGGTTAAATTAGCCGCACCAGAAGGAGTCTGCGAAGCACAAACCCCATCTCTGTCAGCGGTAGCGGCCTCGATAAAGGTCGATTGAATGTCAGAAGACATAAAAAATCCTTATTCAAAAGGCGTTGCGAGCGTACCGTCCCCGTGCAGGAATGCCTCGCAATGCCAGACTGCGGCAGTGGTGGCTTTCAACCTGATGATGCCTCCGACAAGCCAACCTTGACCGGCG